GTACCATCGTCGTACATCGCAGCCAAAGGCGGCTCGTTGAGCGTAGATGCGTAAACACCCACGCAAGCAGCTACGACTGGGTTGCGATTAAATCCGTGTTCGACGTTGGCAAGGTAACCAGCTTTTGAGGGATAGCCAATTCGCCCACCGACTTGCGTGCCGTTTGGGCTTGGTAGTGCTTGATTGTTACGACCAAAGAGCTTTTGGAAGTAATCGGCTATTGCCACTATATCTCGTAAACGTAAGTGTTTGATTCGTGTCCGTTTACAGCGTAGATGAGAGCGTCAACCATATCGTCGGGCTTCCCATCTTTGCCGTCGAACATAAGCAGTTGCTCGGTAAATTCCAAAGGTACGCTATTCACATGTTTGATGTACCCGTGCTCATACTTGCCCGCGATGGGCAGAAAGCGCGTGAGCTTATTGCGTCCACGAGGATTCACACCCTGAATGTTTAGCATGGTCTCGGCTCGCAGCTGTTGTACCATAGCCTCTTGATACGCCACATTCTCAACGCACACCCTGACCGCATTCCAATTGTAGGCCGTCTGCTTTGCCTTTTCTTTGGTCTCGTTAAAGCTCCACTTGCCGAATACCACATCAGCGACGTAATACGTCGTGCCACGCTTGCCTACCACCACAATAGCGCGATCGTCTGCATTGGACTTCATACCTACTGCCAAGTCCACTCCGATTACGTACGTGATGTCATCTTCTGGAAGCAGAGCGTATTGCAGCCACTCTTTCCGCATGATGCGCCCCATTGGCCCGATGAATTCCCCTTCCAGCTCCTGCCGCGCAAACTCGCTGGTATACGTCTCCTCTAGCGTCCTGACGTATTCTGGAGGTAGGTGGACATTGTCCCTTGTCTTTGCCTGCGCTACGAAGTACTCTGGATTGCCTTCTGTCCACTTACGGTAAAACCGCTCATATACCCAGTTGGTATCTCCATTAGGGGATGTGGTAAGCCAGCAAGCGGTAGGATCGCGGCGAATACGACCAAGCATAACGTCCCACGTCGCGCCGTCCATATAGTCCGCTTCATCTAGGTAGAACCAGTTGAGGTTAGGGCCTCGGAGTGAATCGGGCTTGTCTGCTGATCTCCAGAACACGGTAGTACCGTTGCGTAGTACGGTGACGCCTTCGCTCTTGTTATGGCTCTCGACCGCTTGCCCAAACTTCTCAAAGAACGTGAGCAGCGTAGCATCCCGCAGCATCGGATAGGTAGGGGCTATGACCGTGCCAAATGTTCCTGACGGCTGCCGTAGTATCTCAAGGCATCCTGCTAGCGTCTTGCCGCTACCGATACCACCCACGAAAAGCCGATGCCGTGCTCTACTGTTCCAAAAGGCCGTCTGTGCTGGCAATGGTGTTGTTACTTGTATCATCTGCTTCTAGTGGTATGGTATTCGGTTTCGGGCCAATAACGATGTTAAACTCTTGCCGCTCATTTGTTTGATGCATCTTTTGGGACATTCCTAGTCGATGCTCTGCAAGGCGCAACAAGACCGCACCGTTGCGTTTTCTGTTGCCGTTCTGATCTGGTACGCCTATTACGCCTTCTTCCCATAGTGCAGCATAAAGCTCAATATCGCCGTTAGCTTTGGCCTGCGATATAAGCTCTGCGTAGCGCCTGCGTATCGTCTCGCCAGATACTAGGGGCTTGCCGTCTGCATCCTTGCCGAGTGCTCTGGCAATAGCTTCAAAGCCAGCCCCCTTCGTCGCAGCTTCCCATATCTTCTCTTCGTCGAGTTCTAACTTTTTACGGCCCATTATGAGGTCTGCATAACTAGTTTGTAAAATTCCACATTACTCACTCTATCTCTTCCACTTGCACGGTAAAGTTAATATCTAGCAGCGTTTCCATGCGTTCCACGTATTCACGGAAGTTAGCATCCGTCTCGATCTGGTTGCGCATGTTACGCAGCGCGTGGATAACTGACGAGTGGTGCTTGTTAAATAGCCGCGCTATCAATGAGTTAGATAGTCTGTACTTCGTGAACAGGAAGTACATGAGCAGGTAGCGGCATTCTACGACCCAATGGAATCGGGATTGCGCTACAAGCTGCTCCCATGTGCAGTTATAGAGCTTGCAGAATTGGTCAATAAGGTTTAGGATAGCTGGGTTTTGCGTGTTTGGTCTCATTGCTAGTTTTTGTTTGATGATTTTGAGTGCTTGTTGCGTGTCTGTGGTGTTGGCTGGTATCATGTGCCTGTTGATTGCGATGAATAGGTAGTCATACATCGCGCGCTTGCCTACTTCTGGAAATAAGTCGGGCTGTTTACGTGCCCATGTTACGAACCGTGACCGGTGCACGTCAAAGTATTTTAGGATGGTGTCGGACATTGCGAGAACCTCGTTTAGCTTTCTATACCGCCTCATATTTACCCTCCGTGTTGTTTTTGAGCTGTTAAGTAATGGTTAATAGTTGTTTGCAGGCCGTTTCCAGCCCCGTAGACGCGTTTTTATTCGTTGTTTGATACTTTGGACAGGTACAAAGCTTTCATGCGCTCTATTTCAATTTCTGATGGTAGCTCTTTTTGGTACAATTCGACCACCTGCTTCGGTAATCCTGCGGGCTTTGTGCGGATCGCAATCTGCGGATCAGCTTCTTTGCCAAACTTGCCTTTGTTCCTGTTCCAGTTCCGCGCTGTTGCTTTCCAATCCTTCATAGCGTTCTTGCCCACCTTCCAGCCGTTGGCTGTGTAATGGTCGTAGAATTTGTTTGCTTCTTCCTGCGTGCTGCCTAGCTCTTGGAAGTAGTCAAGGATTTCTTGACAACTTGGGCGCGTGAATGCGCGCGAGCGCATACTCACACTATCTTTATCTTCTTCTTCTATTCTTTCTTTCTTACCTTCTTTATATTCTTTACTTCTTATGATAGTGTTAGGCGTGTGTTGATCGTGTGTTAACCGTGTGTTAGGCGTGTGTTGATCGTTGTTTTCACGTCCTTGTAAGTCTTCGTAATTCAATATCTTAAGGCGTGTTGCTGCTGTGTTGCTTTTGACGCTAATCATGCCGTCATTTTCTGCGTACTTGAGAAAGGTTTTTACGATTTGCACCGTAGTTCCTGCCCCTTCTGCTAGCGATCGGTAGCTTGTTAGCATCTCACCGCGATCGATTGTCACAAACTGACCATTGACTAACGCTTTGCTTGGTTTCCAGTTCGCAGCTATTAAAATATAGACCCAAATCTTTAGATATTCTGGCCTTTGCTTAAATACCCAGTTCTCTAATATCTTACGATGGAGCTTAATCCATGAGTTTTCCATACCATAAAAAGCTAACCCAGACGTTAGCTGATCTACCTCGGTCATGATATAACCGTCCATATCCTCTCGAATATGGAAATCTTCTAGCGTCTGGGTCGTATTGTTTTTGTTGTTTATCATTTTTTTAGGTATTAGCAATCTATGGCACATCCGCCATAATTGGATGATATTTCGTTGTGTGCGTTATCCACCTGTTAGTTCAGGCCATGCTCTGCATGTATAGTCTGGATATTTGTCTTTATCAAGTGCATCATAACCCATATAGTTATTATATGCAGTAGCTATTGACATCATAAGAGTTACGTCTAGATTGTCGTTCATATCAAAGCAATCCAACAACATTTCAATGCTGTCGTTTTTTACCAATTCACAAATAAACTTGTGGTATTTAGTTACCGACACGTAAGACATAGCGTCTATGCCTTTTTCAAGACTGGCAAACTCATTAACCATATCAGGCCAGTCTTTCTTTTTGGCTGGTAGTTGACCCGACAAATACAAATATGCTACGGCTGCAATACGCGATTTATATGCCTCATTTCTACGTATTAATCCAAGTCTTGTTAGCAGCTTATGATTGTCACGTCGGCTACCTCCTAAACCATGGACTCTAGCATGGCAAGCATTGCATAACGGTACAGTCGCATTTCCTCCGAGCGACTTTGGTATAACGTGGTGCTGTTCTTGTGCTGGTTTGTTGCATTCTATGCAGTTCATGTTACCCCTGTAAATGATTATTTGAGCTTCCGCAGCCAGACTTGCCAGTTCTTTGCAAGTACCTCGTATTCGCCGTCATGCACTTCTAGGAACGTGTCAATCCCCTGCTTTGGATTATGTGCCGTTCCCTTGCCTGCATCCCATTGGTAGTCATCAAAAGCAAGGATGCCGCCCTGCTTGAGATACTTCCAGCCCTTTGCCCCGTCTTTCCATACCTGATCTGCCGTATGATCGCCATCAATGTAGATAAAGTCAAACTGATTGCGATCTAGCATGTTGGCATAGCTATTGAAGAACCTATCTGACGTCATACGGAAGTATCGGCACTTTGTGTATGCCCGCAGCCCGATGCGCGATAGGTACGTGTCGAAAACGTCTTGCCAATCAAACAGCTCGTGCTCTGCTTCGTCGCTGCCCTGCCATGTGTCCACGTCGTACAGCATCACTTTGTTACCTGTTAGCACATACCGTAGCAGCCAATCGCTCGCGTGCCCTACAAATGCGCCGATTTGCAATGCTTGGTAGTTATCGCGGCTTGCTTCTGGCAGCAAAAACTCTGTAAAGTTTGCTCGTGCTACCGAGTCAAACCAGTTTGGGTATTCAGTCATCGACCCTCCGGTTATGTAGGTATATCTCAAGCCCGATATACATTACTAGCAGCACCAAGCTGATCGCTAGCCCCCTGTCGATTGCGTCCATGTGTCCTCCGTTATACTTCTTGTGTTGAAATGCCAGCTTCTGCAAACATCAGCCAACCTTGTTTGATTGAGTCGTGCCAGCGATCCGCATATTCGTTGTCTGGCTTGATATAGATTACTTTCGTAATGCCCCGCTGGATTATGTGTCCTGCGCAGTTAGCGCACGGGGCAGCCGTTATGTATATCGTGCATCCTCTGACGTCACCTGCGAAGTGCAGGGCATTGGCCTCGGCGTGGATAGTGCGGTATAGCTTTTGTTCTCGTGAGAAGCCGGAGGGCTCTATACATCCCTTTGGTGCTCCGTTATAGCCGCATGAGACGATCCTGCGGTCTGCATCGACTATTACCGCACCTACCTTCGTGCTAGGATCTTTGCTCCAAGTCGCTACCAGCTGCGCTAACTGCATAAATCTTGCATCCCACTTGCTCATCAGTCTTCCTTCAACACGTTAATTCGTGGTAGATCCGCTCCGATTATGTTGCACGCATCATCTATCGACCGTGCAACGCCATACTGCCCTCTCCAATGCGCTGCAAACTCGTACTGATCTTCTGTTAGCTTGCCTTTGGCCTGCTTTACTTCGATCATGTAATTGCGCCCGCGCCATCCTACCACAAGATCAGGGAATCCCTGCCCTACTGCGCTCATAACAGCGACTGATGCCCCAATCTTGCGAAGGTATGCTACTATCTCTTTCTGGTTTATGTCCACCTTTGCTGCCCTCTTCATACTCAAAAGGGAAGATCAGTAGGTTCAGCAATAACCGCTGCCTTGCTTGCCGGTGCGCCTTCGCCTAGCTTGTCGATCTTCCAGCAATCGAGCGATGTAAACCACCCCATACCGCCTTCGCGCTTGTTGTAACCGCGTCCGCGCAAGTTGACGCGCGCCGTAACGGTATCGCCAACCTTGAAGCGGTCTAGCTCCTTGCACTTGTCTTGCGTAAACTGGCACTCCAGTTCCTGCGGGTATTCCGATTGCGTCTTGACTACGAAAGATCGCTTCTGGAATGTGTCTTTTACCTGCTGCGTCTGCCCAATGTGGATCAGCTCGCCCGTGATGTTGATTGCGTCGCTACTCATCTTGTGCCCTTCTTGCGCATCTTCTGCGCTATTTGTGATAGTATATCGCATGCGGCTTTGTATTCCGCTGCATCTCTGCTCATGTTTGCTTCGTATTCGTAGATACCGGCACGTTCATGCCATTCTACAAGCTGATCGTCATCGAACCTAGCTACGCAGTGGATAACGAAATCCGGGTCTGTTTGTTCTTGGTACATGTTATGCCCTATATTCGTTTACCCCTTGTAAGTGAGTGCGTGACTCCTTGCTCCCTCCGTGAGCCGTCGGACGAAAATCTGGCGGCTCTTTTTATTTTACCCATTCGCCCAAGCTGTTTTCATAGCCGAATACTGTGGTAGACAGAGGATAACGTGCAAGCACCGCTGATACGTCTTTGCCTACCGCCCCGCGCACCTTTGTGTTGTGTGCATCTTTGAGCTTTGCTTGGTCTACTATCTCTTCTACTATCTTGACTATCTCACGTTCTGCTGGCATGTTTGATAGTCGCTCCAGTATAAGCGCAATATAATCCTTTGCTGCCGCTATTGCATCCTGTTCGTTGATAGCATCGTTTACTATAAACTGCTTACGGTATCTACCGCCGCGTTGCGCTTGCACCGATGCTCTGATAGCTACTACCTTGCCGCTTATGCTGACTCGCTCTATGCGCTGCTTCATACGATCCCCACAAGCCATAGAAAGAAGTACAGCATGCATGCAAAAGCTACGATGCAGGTAAGAGCCACAAAGAACAGGATTAGTACCATAGCATCGGCGGCGAAGCGTGCTAGGTCGATGTCGCTATGCTTGCTCATGCTTGCCCCCTTTGTGCGGCTTGTAGTTAGCGCAGTAAAAGCCGTCTGGATCGTCCAGTTCAATCTCTAACACGTCGCAGAATGCGTATGGTACGGAGATGGTATAGAATCCTTCGTAGCTCAACTGATCGCGCTCGTATTCTTTCAATCGGCTGCATGTTCTGCATGTGCCGTGGTTGTTATCGTGCATTGTTTACTCCTTGTGTTAAAAGTAGGGGCTTTGGCTTCCCAACCTCCGCCCCTGTTCCAAACCTATACCACGTCGTGGTACTTGCACACCCGACATCGCAGGGGCATTCCCTGCTCTGTTAGTTGTAATTCAGACCGCTCTTTGCGGCCTTTGCTTTCATTCGCTCATGGTAAGCGATAAACTGCTTTTGAAATGATAGTGCTTTATCCCGCGTTGAGAATACTTTGCTATACGCCAAATGCTCATTATCCTTACGAATCTTGCAATCCTTGATATATATACGCCATTCATTCCCGCGGCTGGCGACCCTGCACCAGTTAATCGTATCCCCAAAAGTCCGCTCACTCTGTTGTATGTTGCTGTATCCACCGCACTTTGTGTAGAAATCAGCTACTGTCTTCGCAAAGCGCTTGTATGTGCTGTTATGCTGATACGGTACTTGTTCAAATGGCAATCGTACCAATACCGGCTGCTGGTACGCTCTGCCTGCCGTCTTTTTTACCGTCTTTTTTACCGTCTTTTCTACCGACTCAATTCCGAGCCAGCGCCGTAAGAATGATCTGATACCCATTACTGCTTCCCTTCCGTTGGCTTATAGGTTAATTTTTCCAGCATTACTATTGCTGGGTGATCGTTTTCACAATACTTGAATTCTTCGTCTAGCATCTTCTTGAGTGCATACGCTATCTCTTGAGTAGGAAGGCAATCACCAACGC